CGATCAATGACGTGCTCTACAAAATTTTCATCCCAACCATCAGTAATCACTTTGTTCTGCAACTCCTGTGGTGTGTAATAGGTTTTCCAAAAACAATATGGAGCCCGCTGAGGATCGGTAACATACGGAGGAAAAATAAAGTCTCCGTCTGGGGCTAACGTCTTTACCTCTGGAGCATTTACTTGTCGCCTGACTATTGGAAGTTCGGCAACTCCTAGTTCCCTTAAATCTGATAATGCTTTATTGGCCCTAGCTTCAGAAACACCATCAAAGCTAGACTGCAACATTCTAACAACCTGATCGTTGTCATTTTCAGAAACAATCATTTCGCCTAACTCAGGGTTGATTGCAGATATTTGCTCTAAACTTAGGCTTTGCAGAAAAGATCTATCTTCTCTATGCCATCCCACATAAGTAATTAAAATTCCACGCTCTAAAAGGTAATTAGCCCCTAGTTCCATTTCCTGTTTAAATCGGTTAATGTAACCAGATTTAACCATCCATTTTAAAAAATTTGTAACTACACGGCTTCTAGCAACGTCTGCCACCTCTACAGGAAATGCTCGGATGTTTGCCCTGTTCATTGCAGACAGAAACAAAGAAACCAATCTGGTTATACGTTCGTCAATAACATGGCTCTCCATGTCCGAGGCTCCCTCCCAAGGGAAAGCGTCTGCTCCGTGTTTGCGAAGATCTCTACTCTTGCCGGGCCACCAGTTACGGCGGTCATCATAGCTGCTTCGGCACAAATCAAAGTATGCCTCAAGTTCAGTAACAGACTGATCATAGGCGTACCTAAGAGATGTAATGTCGGGATCGTCGCTAACGTAGGTTAGAGACTCGGAAATAGAATCATTTTGCATTGAGCTTGCCCTTGATGTTGTGGAAAACGTGATAAAAATATTGCTCGTTGGCTCCTATCTTATCACATAACTCGCTGGATTTTATTGAGTAAAGCTCATCGTGGGTAGCTACTTTGCACAAAATCTCCCAAGCAAGCAGTCTATCTATCTGCTCACATATCCATTGACGGTTCATTGTGATGTCATCTGACGTATCTGTAGGACACTCCAACTTCATCTTCAATGGCCTCTATTTTAATATTTTTACCAACCAAGGCTTTTCTTAATTTTCTAGGAACACACACTGGAACCTTCTTATCAATTTCCTTAATTAAAGCGTATATGTATCTGGGATTTGCAGCAGACTTTATAACATACCCTTTGTAGTGTTTGGGAACAATCTCAGGAATGTCTACAGCCATACGCAATATTTCTTGTCCATCTTCATTAATCCACAATGCCTTACCACCTTTTCCCGTAACCATCGAGGAACACAACTTTGATTTAGCTAGGCTAACTAAATTATCTACATCAGCATCAAGCTCCTCAGCTAGTGCTCCTATCCTAATCTTCGGCATTAATATCCTCCTTTTGATTTGCTCGTTGTTAGCAAGCTTCTGTTCTCCATGTGATCTGGGCCTTCTCCTCCATTTGCCATTCGCAAATAACGTATTAGATCAAAAAAATCTTTAAGAGCCTCATCCGCTTTACCTTGTGAATTATAATTTAATAAACTGTCAATCAAATTCCCACATTCCCTGTGTATGTAACACAATGGCCTGTTGGCAGTATCTATTGGATCGTTTGGATTGTAGGTAAACCACTCGTCAACTGCACTAATACCAACCTCTTCCATGCGGCCATCTGATGGATGGAAAAGCATTCCATATTCATCAAACAACATAAACAAATCTTCATTGTTGTCATTCTCCCTAGCAAAATACCTAGAGTCCCCTATACGCTCAAAAACATCTATACCAAGAGTGTCCTCAATCTCTCGGAACAGCTCAGCATATCTTTCTACGTTTAGTCCTAGTTTCTTTGTTGCTGGCCCCACTTTCCATTTGGGATCACCAAACATAGCCCACTCTCCATAGGTATCCCTATCGGGCCACTCCCGGCGAATGTAAACATAGCCGTCCCGATCCACAGCAGCCCATATAGCAGTGAAGTTGCGAGCACCGGCAGGGTCAACCACCTGATAACAAGTGAACCTGCTTTTGTCCGATATGTCGGGAAAGGACATACCATACTTATTCTTTTCCTCACCAAGAACATTAACCTCTGTATTGAAAAGCGGAAGCAACGATGTCACACTTTTTACAGGAACACCATAAGCTCTAACCAATATTTCTTCTTCCGGCCTGTCCCGCAAGTCCTTAGCTATACGCTCATACCCACCAAACGGGTTTTCATCCGAATGCAGGTAGACCACCGAAGCATCACGTTTCGGGCTATATTGCTGTACTGGAAGTTCTCGGTTAAGAAGAATTGCCTTCCTCGTCTTTAATGTTTCGGAACCTTTTAAATATTCGGATATAAACGGAGTGTACCCATTGATCGGGGTGAAAGCTATTAGCATCTTGGAATTCCTAGTAGCCAACCGAAAACGCAAAGTGTTTATCAAAGCATCGTCACCAAGATATTCGTCTAACCACGTTCCAATGTTCAAGTTGTCCCCAGACCTAAACCCAAACTCAAAACCCTCCAATATGGTTTGGTTATTGGAAAACTGGGTGTAGGTTTTAAAATCCACCCTAGTCCTAGTATCAGGAAAAATAAAGCTGCTTCCGGTAAACCCATTCTGCATGGAGTAGTTTATGTAGCCCTCAATACTCTTGGTCTTCTTCTTAAACTCCTTGGGCATCATCTCCCACACCGCAGCTTGCTGCACCTTTACGCTGGTATCAGCGTTCTGGGAAAAACAAACAACATGGCCATCTGGGTTATTAATGACACTCTCCATGACAATTTTGGCACAGCCAGTTGTCTTGCCACTCCGGTTTCCCCCCAAACACAGACACTCGTTGTATGTTCCTAGTCCATCTTTAATACGCTCCCAACCATCTAGGTTAAACCCATGTCTTACCGGATCTTGCTCAGAAGCCTCTATACGTCCCTCATGGGCCTCGTGCAGCTCCTTTAGCACCTTGGGGTGGTTCTCCCCCAAAAACACTATCTCCTCATCTGTAGGAGGCTTTAATATTGGATGATCGCTAAACTCAATCATTCCGGGAAATAATCATCCAAGTCCTTCATGGTTGAAGCATTAACAAGTGCTAAAAAAGAAGCCATTTCTTCCTCTAGGTTAGGACTAAAACCTCGACTAAAAGTGTCATATTCAAATCCATTTTTCCCAATAGAGGCTACTAAGAACACTTCCCATTCTGGGTTTATGGTATCCAATGATTTCTCAACTAGCTGAATGTTTCTGTTCATTATAAAATTCTGTTTAGGTCGTGCCTTATTGGATCAGAAGTAAAAGGCTTTGTTTCAATGTGAACTATCTCATGTTCTAGCCTATGGCAGTTGGCACATAGCAAATTGCACTTCTCTAGCTCCTTTAAGAAAACAGTTTTACTGCTCACTGCTTTTCTAAAGTTTTCTGAAATTTTAAACTTTTTGACACCCCTTGCATGGTGACAGTCAAACTGAATGGGCCTTCCCTCAAAACCACACCTAGAACATTTCCAACCCCCAAAATGGTTTTTAATCAGCTCATCTCTCTGGGCTCTCGCCCTATTATTACTGCATTTTCTACATCTAGGCTTATACCTCTTCTTACCCCTATCTTGACCGTTGCTATGAAACTCGGTAATCGGTAGATCTTGGCCGCAGTCTTTACACTTCTTGGTCAACAACTACCTCCGCTTTTTTCATGCTAGCTATACGCTCCCTAGCAGCCTTCACTGTAGCCTCATAGTCCTCTTGGCTAACCACCTTACGCTCCTCTACAATGGTACTAGCTTCTCCCCTGAATGTGTTACTTCCCTTCTCTGCCTTCTCCAATGCAATGGCTAAAGGTAACAAATCCCTGAAGCTAGCCTTTATCTCCCCGGCTTCCATCCTCTCTCTTAGTTGCTCTATCAAATCTTCTTCTAACGATGATAGTTCCAAAAATGCTCTGCCTCTTACCTTGCTACCTAGCTGCTTCCACTTCCCTGTAAAGTCGGCATAGTCCAACAGGACGTTTACAATTGTTTCACGTTTGAGCCCATACTTCTTTATCATTTGAGTCTGGGTCACTCCAGTGGCGTGTAGGTACAATATTTCCGCAGTTTTTTCGGGGTTACTCTTGGACAATATGCTATTGTTCTTAGGATTGTGTTCTTGGATCTCCAAGATTCCCTCCCGAATTGAGTCTATTAGTTCCTCCTTAGCCTCCATCTACACACCCCCCAATAGCCCTAAGCCCTTATTTGTCAATATTTTTTATAGGGCTAGTAGATACATATATACGCGACAAGCACCGCCTCCCCGACCCCCTCCCCGCAAGCGGTTGCGTATCCACGCAGCAACTACAGAAAGCACGTATCCGCTATCCAACTACAGATAAAATGCGGGTCGATCTTGGTTGGTTGGTAATTTTTGGGAGTGGGCGGTCCCATTTGCAAGCCATTCAAAGCAAAAAAAAGTGCCCTCAAAAGTGAAATAGTGCTCTTATGCTATTGACAAGGGGGGAAGGGGTGGCTTTATTTAACTGCATAAATTGAGTGCGCGAGCCGTGCTCACTAATGAAAACCAAAAACAAAAGACACATGAAAACAAAAGAGATTCAAGAAACGGTAACCAACAAGCTCACAAGCTTAATTGATGCGGGGACAAATCCATTCCAACAATGTTGGAAAGGGGTACGTGAAAACGGAATGCCCTACAATCTAAAGAGAAAAGAGGCTTACAAAGGGACAAACGTTCCAATCTTATTAATGCAAGATGTACCTTGCAACGCTTGGGTTAGTTATAAAGAGGCCCAAGCACTTGGTGGGCACGTTA